AATACTTTTAACGAGTCTGAGCGAGAAGGATGTTTTTTAAGATATGAACCTCCTCAGAAAATTAGAGGAGATGTACCAGAAGATGCTTATATTATATCTGTTGACCCTATTGGTCAAAATACAAATGCGGGTAAATCATTAAGTGCTATTATTGTTTATAAAACACGAAAGTATGAACAATGGATTGGACCTGAGAAAATAGTTGGAATATACTTTGGTAGAAAAAGAATGAATCCACAAGGATATGTACATAGATTATTATTAAAACTATCTAAATATTACAACGCTAAGATAACAGTTGAGAATGATAGAGATGGAGGTATTCCTCAATTTTTTATACGTAAGGGTGAAGCATCTAGATTAATGGGACCACCTATTACAACACTAGAAAAAATAATGCCGGGTAGTAAAACTAATCGTAGGGCTTATGGACATGCAATGTCTAGTGTACGACATAAACAAATAGGTGAAGATTTATTATATGAGTGGTTAGATCAACGTGGAGTGAATACTAATTATTACGATACAGAAGATGGTGAAAAAGTAATTAAGAAAGGTGTTCGTAATATAGATAGATTAGAAGATCAATTGCTAATTGAACAATTAATAAACTATGAGAGATCCGGTAACTACGATTTAGTTATGGCAATGATGGGTATTGTAGTTCAATTAAAAGAATGGTATGACCCTGAAGAAGATAATTCATGGGAAGAGAATAGTATTTCAGATCAATTACTTGAGTGGAGAATGGAACGATATGGAAGCTATGAAGAAAAAATGAAAAACATAAATAAAAAGTTTAAATTATAATTATCAATGAAGTATTTTTTAAATCAACGTATTTCTTCTAAAAAGAAGAATAAGAAATGGAGAGAAAAAATGGTTGATTACCATGTCGAGTTATCTTATTCTTGGTCAGATGAATGGGAAAAGATTGAAGAAAATTATGCTCTTAAGAATAATCAATTAAATCGTAGTGAAATTGCGAGTATATGTAAAGGGTTGGGTACTGAGGAACATTCCGATGTATTTATTAATGCATATAATAAAACACATAATATTATTGATGCTCATAAAGGTGAAGAATGGAATAGACCTTTTTCTTTTAGTATTATTAATAACTCTAAACGAACAGTAGATAAATTAGAAAGAGATAAAAGAAGAGAAATAGAAGAGATAGCAAATGAAATATTTAAAGTTGAATCAGAAAGACAAATTGAACTCTATAAAATTGAAGAGCAAAGAATAAAAGGTTCAATGGATGAGCAACAGGCTCAAGGAGAAATAGAAAAGTTACAAGCAAGATATGATAAATTATATGGAGAAATAGCTGATCCAAAAACAGTATTTGATAAATATAAAAATATAACAACAGCAGAGGAAATAGCAATGAGTAGAATCATGAAAATGATTTCAGATAAGCTCAATTTAAAATTTGTAAAGAATCAAACCTTTGAAGATGCTATTATAGCAGGAAGAGAGGCTGTTGAAATTTATTCTCTTCATGAAAATGACTTACCTAGAGTTAGGCAAATAAACCCCTTAAATTTATTCTTTCAAAAATCACCAGATGTAATGTGGATACAAGATGCAGATTTTGCAGGGTATTCAGAATTACAAACTGTTGATAAAGTGATTGAAGAATATGGTGAGTTTATAACAAAAGAGGAATATAAAAAACTAACAGAAACAGGACCATACTTTGGAGATTTAAAAGGATTAAATCATCCTTTCTCGGTAGATAAAAATAATAAACAGCCATCTGAAGATAGAGAAGTTCGTAATTTTAAAAACCTTCCTCGTGATCAAAACTCATTAAATGCAGAAGATTATATTCTTTCTGATATGGGTAACAATGGTTATATAGGAACAGATTATGTTAATAGATTAGGATTGAATGCTACTGATACTCGTACTAATAAATTACGTGAATATATAAATGTATATACAATATATTGGAAGTCTCAACGTAAATTAGGAAAATATTCTTTTATTAATGAGTATGGTGAACCAGATATAACTTATGTTGATGAATCATTTAGCATTCCTAGAAGTGCAAGAAAAGAAACAGTATCAAACGGTTATACTAAAAATAAAGTAATTTATAACTGGGTAGATAAAAAGGATACTACCAAACAATTTTCTTTAGAATGGATATGGGTTCCTGAAGTATGGAAAGGTATCAGAATAGGTCAAGATATATATTGTCAAATAGGGCCCGTTAAACATGCGTATCAATCATTATTAAATCCTTATGATGTTAAATTACCAATATACGGACATGTATATAATAATAGGAATGCATATAGCATTTCCTTAATGGATAGAATGAAACCCTGGCAGAAACTATACTATGTTATAATGGCTAGGATGTTAAAACTAATTAGTCAAGATAGAGGTGTATTAACTTTTATTAATATACACATGCTTGATAAAAATTTAGGTTTCAAAGAGGCATTAAGAGTTGCTGAAGATAATGGTATAATCCCTTATAATCCATTAAGTAACTCTAAGGGGGCTGGTAATTTTGGTAATACAAATACCATGAAAGTAGCCGAACGTATTGACGCTACTAACTCAGGTGCAATTCAACATTATATTAATATTCTACAATTTATAGAACAAAATATTAAATTATCATCCGGAATGTCTGATCAACGTTTAGCACAAACTAATGCGCGTATGACAGCTACTGATAATTATAGAGACACAATGCACTCTATTAATATAACTGAACCATTACATGCAGCACATGATTTATTGTGGCAGGATGTATTACAAGGAATGATGGAAATGACATTATCTGTTTTAAGTGAATCTACAGGTAAGATAAGAGGGTTTCTTAATGATGAAGAAAAAGTACTTGTAAATTTAGATTTATTAACATTAGAAGATAATTTTAAACTCAGAGTAGCTGATAATTCTAAAGCATTTAAAATACTTGAACAAGCTAAACAACTTAGTCATGCTCTTGTACAAAATGATAAAGCAAGTCTTGATACATTGATTGAATTAATGGAAACTGAAAATCTCAGTGAATTTAAACATATTGTTAAAGAGATTGAAGAAGAGAATAGACAACGTAGACAAGAATCTGAACAGGCTCAAAGAGATCATGAAAAAGAAATGGCTGAAATGGCTAGAAAACAATCTGAAGATGCTCAAATTGCAAGACTTGATGAAATATATCTTAAAGGTAGAATTGAATATCAAAAAGAATTAATGAAAGCTGAATTAAATGCTGCATCATTTGATGAAGAAAAAGATTATAACAGAGATGGTATTCCTGATTATTTACAATGGGAACAATTACAACAAAAAGTAAATAATGAAAGTCGTAAAATAGATATAGAAGAATTTAAACTTGGAATGGAAGAACGTAAAGTTGAAAAAGAACAAGAATTTAAAATGAATGATTCTAAATTAAAATTAGAAAAAGAAGCATTAGATAGGCAAATGAAAGATCTTGAAATGCAACAAAAAGAAAGATTAGAGGCTATGAAAATAAAAGCCATAAAAGATAAAAATAAATCCAAATAACTAATTAACTAACTAACTAACTAAAATGAATAAAACAACTGAAATTATTTTACATGGGGTTAATACCCTTGCTAATACCGTCAAACAAACATTAGGTACTAAAGGTAGAACAATTTTATTTAATGATGAAAACAATAGAACACATATAACAAAAGATGGTGTTACTGTTGCAAGACATATAATGTCAGCTGATGATTATGAGAATATGGTTATTACTGTATTAAGAGAAGCATCGTTAAAAACCATGAAATCAAGTGGTGACGGCACCACTACAACAATGATATTGGCACAGTATATTCTTACTGAGGGACTTAAATTAATTGATAACGGGTTAAGTTATTATGAATTAAGTAAACAGATTGATAAAGCTGTTCAAAATGTTGTTGATTATGTAAATTATGATTCAATTAAAATTGAAAACAATAAAGAACTATTAAAAGAAATAGCATCTATTTCATCCAATGATGAAAAGCTTGGTGAATTCATTTATTCTATAATTGATGATATTGGTTTATATGGTGATATCGAAGTTAAGGAAAGTCAATACTCAGAAACACGTGTTAACAAAACAAAAGGTATGAAATTACATAAAGGTTGGATTGAAAACTTTATGGTTAACGATACTCGCGAAATGTGTTTTAAAGCAGATGATTGTCACATTCTTATTATTGACGATGTTATTCAAGCCGTAACTGATATTGATCAATATATTAAACATTTAATGGGGAAACCTCTTGTAGTATTTTGTGAGGATATCACTGATATTACTCTTACTCAAATAGAAAAGTTTATGGGTGCTACAGGTAATCCTATTTGTTTTGTTACTAATGATGGACATGGAGATAGAAAGCATTTATTAATGAATGATTTGGCTGCATTAACTTCATCTTATGTTATAGGAGCACAGGATGATTTTGATCCTCGTAATCTAGGATTTGCTAAACAAGTAAAAGTAGACGAATGGTATACTTCTATCTTAGATGGTAATAACGATGAGGAATTAATTGAAGACATAATTTATGACATTAAAGAAATACTATCAGATGATGATAATAGTGATGAAACACTTATAACAAAAGTAGATCGTAAATTTCATAAAAAAAGATTAGCTAATTTAACAGGGGGAGTTGCAGTTATACATGTAGGGGGAAGAACTCACATGGAGATGAAAGAATTAAAGGATAGACTTGATGATGCAGTATTAGCAGTAGAATCAGCTATTAAACAAGGTGTTAATGTAGGTGGTGGTTCTACTTATTTAAACTGTCAAAATACATTAAATAAAAGATGTAAAAAAGAATTATGCTTTGAACCAGGTTGTCAATTAATTATTGATTCATTAAGTGAACCCTTTAAACAATTATTAGTTAATGCAGATCTGTTTGATAACTATGAAACATATAAAGAAAAATTAACTGATGGTTTTGCATTAGACTTAAGGGATAATAAATTATACAAATTATCTAATGCTAAATATAGAGTATACGATCCATCTTCGGTTCTTATTGACTCTTTAATTAATGCATCAACAGTTGCAAAATCATTATTATCAATAAAAGATATAATATTTGATGGTAAAAAATTAAGTGTATAGGCTTAATTATGACAACTATTAAAATATAAATAAATAAAATATAACTTATTAATAACTAAATTACGTAAATTACACATGATTGATCCAAGTATCCCCGAAGAGGAAATGAATTTTGATTTTGGTCTTGATGATATTCTTAAGACAACAAATGAAGCTTCCTCCGAACCGACAGATAGTGAAAATACTTCCGATTTTATGGAAGATGTTCAACAAACTATCGAACATCATACTGCAGAGAATGAACCTGCAGTAGAAGAACAAGTTACTGAACAGCAACAACCATCATATAATAACGATGTTTATTCAGCTGCTTTAGATGTATTGAGAGAAAATAACTTACTTAATATACCTGATGATATTGGGGATATTAATCAAGAGACATGGAATGACCTTATAGAACAGAATAAACAAAATCAACGGTCTGCTATTTTAAATGAAATGCGAATGAATGCAGCTGATCCTAAAATAACTGAATTATTTGATTATGTTTATCAAGGAGGATCGTGGCATGGATTTGAAGAAATGAAACAAACTATAAGTGATGAAATTAATATCGAATCATTGAATACTCAAGAAACAGATGATCAAAGATATTTAATTGATTCTTATTTAAGAGAAGGATTAGATCCTCAAAACCCGGCACATCAACGAAGGATTGAAAATATTCCTAATGAGGTAGAAAATTATTTTGATAGATTAGAAGCAGAGGATATTGCCCAGGAGGCAAAAAATTATTTTTTAGGTAAAGTAAATGAACAAAAACAAATGGTTGCCTATCAACAACAACAAGCTCAACAACAAGAACTTCAATACCAACAACAGCAAGCTCAACAACAACAAGAATGGATTAATGATTTTAGGCAAACATTAAATCAAAGAAATTGGTCTCAAAATAAAAAAAACAATGTTGTTAAACAATTTGATATTGTAGAATTAGATGATGGTAGAGAAATGGAAATGTGGAGATATAAATTTAATGAACTATGGAAAGATCCAAATTTAACACAAGTTTTTATAGATTTTATTTCAGATCTTGATCCTCATACATTACAATTTAATTCAAGAGGAGTTCCGGTTAATAAACAAGTAACATCGACAATACAAAATTTAATAAACAGTAAAAAACAAAATAGATCAAAAGGTCAATATAGCGATAAAAGACAATCAAATTCTTCAGTTCAAAGAATTGACCCTCGAAATATTTAAAATTAATAATATTTATTTTTATAATTAAACACATTTAACAATGTCAGTAAAAACATTTGAAAATGCCAAATTTATCCATAATGGACAATTAAGACCTACCGTATTAACAGATGGTCTTTTGGCAACAGGTACAATTAAAGGACTTCACCTAAGTCAAGCTTTTGGAAGTACTGAAAATCTTGAAACCATAAATATGGGTTATGCTCAGATATTCTCTGCGACTAACCGTTATTATGGTAAACCAATGATTGGTATGACCGAAGCTAAAGGTAAAGTAAAAACAATTAATCGTTCAGGGTTCCGTTGGGAACTATCAGGAGGTAATACACAAAAAGCTCGTATTACTCAAGTTCCATGTAATGATGCTAGACCTGGTCTTCACTTACAATCTTTTGATATTGTAGTTGATAAACCTTGGTTCAATGTATCAGATATCATAATTCCTCAGCATAATCAAAAATTATGTCGTGTAATGACTTATGGTAATGGTCAATCCCGTTCTCATCACCAAGTAGGCCCTAATGCATTTAGGTATACTATTCAATATGTTACTAATAACGGTAATGAATTCTTAGATCCTAAATATATTCAAGAAGGACAGGAATGGTGTAAAGTATCCGGTGCTGTAGCTACAGAAGATAATATTGATGCTGGTGGATTCCAGTTCTATTCAATTTTTGAAAGTGAAGGTCAAATTCAACAACATGCAATTAAAGTAGCTGTATCAGATAAAGCTGCTCGTAGATCTAAACAAGCTATGGACGGTAAAGGTGGAATGGACGAATATGGTAAATATTTGAAAATGCTTTGGGTTAAATATGAAGATAAAGTTACAGGTAAACCAATGGCTCGTTTTATGGCATTGTTAGATGCAGAAGCATTTAATGAATTATATCAAAACTGTGAATGGACGTTAGTATTTGGTAAAACATCTAATAACATGGTATCTCCTGAAGGTCATCAAATTTTAACAGCTTCAGGTTTACGTCAACAATTAGAATCAGGACATACATTAGAACATAATGGTGCTCTATCTCTTGAAGAGTTAGAAGATTGGTTTGATTCTATCATTAAAGATAAAATCTCTGAAGGCGAACAAAAAATTATATTATCTGCAGGACGTGAATTCCGTAAAATGTTTGATAAGATGATTAAAGCAGATGCTAAAGCATTTACAACTGTTGACTCATTATTCTTACGTAAAGGAGATAATTTCCGTCATATGGATTATGGTTCTTATTTTGCTAACTATAAAGGATTTACAGTTGATATTTCTGTAATGGAAAATCCAGCTTATGACAATCAATACTATTGTCCACAAATGCACCCAGTACGTACAAATGTACCTATTGATTCTTGGCGTGCAGATATCCTTGATTTTGGTTCTAGTAAACAACAAGGAACAGGTGGAGAAACCGATAATATTTCAATGATTCAAGAATCTTATTGTAACTATAACATTAGCTATAATGGTAAATGGTATGGCGAACATGATGGTAAAACAGGAATGCCTATTACTGACGGTGGCTTGGGTCAAGCTGGAGGTGTATCAGGATATTCTATTTCACGTGAAAAATCTGTTGGTCTTATGGTTGCTGATGTAACTCGTTGTGGTGCAATATTCTTATCATTTGATTAATAAAATACATTTCATAATTTAAAAACTAACTAAAAAAATGACTAAATATATTAAAGAAGATAACAGAAAAATTAGAATTGAACCTAATCCTTATCGAAATATTAAGCAAAAGTTTAAAATGAAAACTAAAAAGCTTAGTGGCGGTCAACCTGTAGTTAATTTGCAAGGTAATCCTGTGTATACAGAAGTTACACCTGAATCACTATATAGAGTTCCGGGGACAAGTAAAAGAGTTGCCCCAGCAAGAACTCAAAAGGGATTAAATACAGGACTTGATATGCTAGTTACAAACCCATATAAAGATGTTAATTCATATACACCTGAATGGGAAGTAGTATTAAAAGGAAAGGAAAAGGTTCTTTTACAACATATTTTAGAGTATGAGTGTGGATATTCTTTGGATTATCTAACTCATCGTATTCCTAATGGAGTAGTTGCTTCAGATAAAGTTGATAAAAGGTTCTTTGAAACTGTTGAATCTAAACCTAGATTAGATGGTAATGTAACATTTCTGCATCTTTCAAACCCTATTCATAAAGTTAATTACTATACGCTATTGGCACATAAATCCGTTGCTAATACTTGGGATGAACTTATGGATGGTGGTAACGAAGAAGCTGAATGGTATATTGTTGATGATGAATCAAAACAAAAACGTCAGAAGTCTAAATCAATGCGTGTAGTTGAAGGTGGTGCTGCTTTAAAAGAATTAATGGATAGTAATTCAGATTCTATAATCACAATGACTAAAGCATTAGAATTATCAGAGGCTTCTGATCGCAATATAACTAAAGATAAAGCATTTAATATTATATATAATTATTATAATAAAAGTATTAAATCTTTTGATCAGTTTATTGAAATATATAATTTGTGGAAAGACCCTGTTGTCGGTAGAAATAAATTTATTGCAATGGGTGATTTATTTGATTATCAAAATCAAGGTTTAGTTGCTTATAAAGGTGGAAGATATACTTGGTACAAAACAATCCCTGGTGAACCGGCTGAAACATTTACATTCAATGGTAAAATGAATTTTATTGTTGAGTTTTTATTGGATCCGGCAAATCAAGAAAATGTAGAAATGCTTCAGGAAGAATACGAAAGTAAAATTAAATAAATATGCGTATTGAACAAATGCATTATAATTTTGAACTTGGCTTAGATCGGGTCGCATCAAATGATCGACCTGATTTTATGCCGTGGGAAATAGATGAATATCTAAATAATGCAATCTTGTTATTTTTAAAAAAAAGATATAAACTTGATCAAGCTCGGAAGGCATTTGAGGTTGATCAATTTAGAATGTCTGAACTTGCAAACTTGCATATAAAATCTCCTGAATTACAACCAGCAATAACACCCACTGATTTGGGTAATGGTTTATACGAAGTAAGATTAAATGATTTAGGTAATAACATTAATAATCAATACTTTAGATATTTATTTTTAACAAAAGCAGAGATAACAATAGCGAAGGGAACTTGTACTAAAAAAATTAGAGTTAATTTACATCAAACTGATGACAACAAAACCTTTTTTAGTCAACCTAGTTTTGATTGGGGAGAAATACTTGCAATGTTTGGTAAATCAACTTATAATACTCCAGCAATCATACCTGCTCCTGCAATTAATGCAGATTCATATGATATGACTGCTAAGTTAATAGATGATCCTGGACTTACAACTGAGCGTTTTAATAATGATCAATTACAATCTTTATATCTTGATACAAACGGCTCTGATGGAACACAACAATTTACAGTAAGTAATGCATGTATAAGTTATATTAAATATCCAAATAGAGTTTTTATAGGAGGATATGCACATATTGATAAACATTCAACAGCTACTACTGAACAAATTCAATGTGATATTGATGAAGGTTTTCATCAAGACATAGTTCAAATGGCAATACAACTTGCATTAAAAGATATAATTGGTGGAATAAATCAAGCTCCTCCGCCTCCAAAAACACAAAAATAATACTAAACAATTTATAATTATTAATTAAAAATTACTTAAAATGATTTCAAAACATAGTCAAACAAAATACTTTATACTTGATCCCGCTGTAGCGGCTCCAGGTGTAGGAAGTGATTTGTATACCGCAGGAGGTGTACTTAATTTAGCAGTAGGTAGCACAGGACTTTATGGTCCAGTACCAGGTAGTGGTAATCACGTTGAAGTTGGAGCTGGTGGTCCAGGATCTGCATTTCAAATAATCCAACGCAGAGATACATCTTTAGATAAATCTCCATTGTATAATCGTCCATTTGAGCAATCTGATTGGATTAACGCTTTCTGTTCAGAAGGTATTATAATTGATCAGTCTAATGCCGCTCTAGGATCTAATGATTCTCATTTAATAGGAGATGCAAGTGTTGCATCAAGTCAAATTGTACCTGCCGATTTAACTACTTATCAAATTCAAGTATCTGGTCATGGTGACCGTACTGATTGGTTTAATGGTGGATATAACACTCCAACAATATTTGGATTTTATACAACTCCTGATTTTTCTCTTGGTACACTCACTGTTCCTCAACAAAGAGATACAATTGTTGCTGAATTAGCACTTGCTGTCAATGACAATAAATCTCAACAAATGGCATTTGCTGTTGCACTAGACTCATCAGGTGTAGGTGCAGGAACAGGAGCAGAATTAATATCTAATTTAGGTAACAGTCTTGGTGCACCGGCACCTGTAGCTGCTGGTACTAATGTAGTCATTGGATATGACCGACAGGGAGGTGTTCAGTCATTTGTACTTACAGCGGAAATGATAGTATCTTTTGCGGCATTAGAGGCTGATTTAGTAGCTAAAGGCTTTGGTGCCGATACTGTAAAGCTAATACCTTATGCTGTAGTAGGATCTACTAATATTCCAGCAGGTGTAGTAATAGCAGGTGCTGGTACTTGTGACATGATTTATGTCATGGCATTAGATGAAGGTCAAGCATATTATGATTTTAGAATGCAAACTAAACGTAGAGTTGAAGTAGGTCTAGTTAGTGGATTAGACAATGTACCTCAATCAAGAATTAGTGTTGGTTCTGAAGGTCAAGGTTATGGTCATCAATTGAATATTCAATATCAAATGAATAATCGCTATGAAGAAACTAATCGTTCAAGAATGCCTTGGGAAAGTTATAATGTTGAATTTCCAAATGCATTTAAAGCTAATGCTTTCTATGATTATTTTGTAATAGAACATTGTGATGGTAGAACAGCGTCTAGTGGAATGCCTTCTGTAAATAGAAATACAACTATTATAGCAGTCGTTAATACGACTATTGGTGATGCTACAACTAATCCATTTTTTGGAAGTGCTACCGCCCTTGCTCAACGTACTTATTTATTTACCATGTTAAATTTATTTAATACTAATAATAACTTAAACGCAACAGCATCAGGTGCACCATTAGCTTAATAAAACATTAAAATGGCAGATCTCAATTTTTTAAATACAACAAATTGTGATGCTATAACATTTAATACTCCTACAACAGGGCTTCAGTATGTTGATTACATACTGGGCTCTGCTGTTAAGGATTTTACAAATGTTGATAAGTATACAATAACACATTCTACCAATTGTTGTACACCTGGTATTATAACCAATATTGCACCTCGATATCAATTTGTATTGAGTGAATCATGTGTTCTTGCAGGTCCAAATGATGTATATAGCGTTCAATTTGCTGGATTTAACGGAGATTTAATATCTGGAAATTTATCTTTAGTAATTGATGGTGGATTACCTATTAGTCCTGTATCTACTGTTGTTGGTGGGGTATTAAGTATAGATCTTACTTTATCAAGTGGATATGGACTTGCTACAACCTATGAACTTACAATAACAACTCAATCTGGATTTGTTTATGTTATAGACTTTATTATAACAAAATCAGGTGGTACTTGTGATGGAGTTCTTTCAGGAACTGTAATTACATACCCTGCTTTACCAAGTAATATTGTGCAAATAGCCTCTCCTGGAATTGCAGCAACTACAGGAAATGTTACTACTTTATCGGGTTCTTTTGCTGCCACAACAGGCGGTACACCAGAAGCAATAAACTTAACTGCTGATAATACGGGAATAATTGGTAATGGTATTGTTATTACGGGTGATGGTATTGATTTATTAAGCGCACTTGTTTCAAATTGGAATGCTGCTAATCCTACTAATACTATAACATTAACTGAAATTGAAGGTAGTGATTATACTCCTTCAAATGGAGAAACGTTTACATTATCAGGTGGAGTTGATGAAGTTATACAATTAAGTGTTAATTCTTTATATGATTCAACAACTATGTTACCTGGTACTTATGAAATTATATTTTGTGAGGTAAACCAAGATACAACATCAACATGTATACAAAATCATATATTTATTGATTGTGGAACACTTAAATGCCAAGTTGTTAATAAATGGGTTTTATGTGTTGATTCTAATATAATGGATTTTTATAATGCATTATTATATTCTAATGATTGTACATCAAGTGTTTCATATTCTGAAATATGTGCATTATATGAAATATTAATTGTTTTATTGCAAACAGATGGATGTTTTGGTAGAATTGATGATTGTAATTGTTCTGATGCTTCTACTGTAGCTAATAAATTAAGCCCTATAGCATATCCAACTAATTCTAATAATAACCCTTGTAGCAGCTGTTAATATGGATCCAGATTTAAAATGTCATTTTGTTAAACAATTATCCCAATATGCATCAAGGATATTATATGGATATAATTGTAATATGGAAGTATTACTAAGTGATATTAATACAGTTAAACGATTTATTACAATTGAAGACAATATCGTTAACTGTTCTTTAAATGGTGCTGTTATTAACGATCTTAATAAATATAGACAATTACTATTAACTAACTATTCTAGTGCCTGTAGAGGGTGTTAAATTAACTATGGAGTATTTTATAGATAAACGTGTATTTGTAACAGGAAGAAAATCTGTTCTTTCTTTAGATAACCCGTTTAATCTAACTGCTTTTGTGAATAGTCAAATTTCATTAATGGGTGTTTCTTGTGCTCAAAATGGATTAAATATTCAAACAGCATTAGATCCTATAACTGGAACACAAACTAATTGTACAGAATTAGGTGGTACATTATTACATGGTACTACAGTTACAGGGGGAGGGCATCAATTTGCATTTGATACTGTAGATTTAGACTTTACAGGAGATTTTTGGTTTACTCAATATGCAGAGACTATAGCCATAAGATCTGCACAAACTTTATTACTACGAGGAGACTCAACAGTAAAATTAATTACTCCTAGTATTGTAGCTTCTACTGGTACAGCTGGACAAATATTAACTTTACAATCATCTGCAGGGCCTGTTACAGGTGGAACATGTGAATGGGCTGATCCAAGTGCAGCAATGCTTAATAATATATATACAGCAGATGGCACCGTAGCTACTAATAGATCAATAGGGGGAGATGGAGAATTATATAGTATTACTTTTGAAGAGTTTTCTACTTTTCAAGTTAGTGATACAAATGATATAACATTATCATCATTAAATAATTTAACATTATCAGCGGATAATGCTATACTTATTAAAACTCCGGGTGTAGCAGGTAGTCAGGTTGGTGATATATTAACTGCTGTAGTAGCAGGTACTGGGGAATGTGAATGGCAAACTCCAAGTGGTTTATTAAATGTAGGTTTAGGACTTACAGAATCACCTGCAGGAACAGTTAAACTTGGAGGTGCAGGAATAGGGTCAAGTGAAAATTTAGAAGTAGCAAATGCAGGTTTATGGGAAGTAAAAGAAAGTGGAACAGTTGCAGATACTAATTTAAGTTTAGGAATAGGAACAAATCCTTCATATGGACCAGGAATTATTTCTAATATCTCTACAACAGGAACACAGGCTACTACAGGAATAGTTAATCCTGCAGTTGGATTTTCATTTGAAATAATTGCAGATAATTATGGTACAATAGGAAATTCAATAGTAATAACTACTGATGGAGTAAACACAATAGAACAACTAGTAATAAATTGGAATTTAGCAAATCCTTCAAACACAGCTACAGTAACATATTATTTAGGATCAGGATGGGGTCCACTTTCTACAGGTGTATCTCATACTTTAAGTGGGGGCAGTGGACTTATTCCTTCAACAGCATTGAATGCTGTACTTGCATCATATCCTCCTCAACCTATAATGTATCAGACTATTCCTAGTCAAGATCTTGAAAGATTTGTTCTTTTTGATACTAGTATACTCATATCAAATGAAGTAGGTACACAAAGAGGTTCTGTTACAGTAAGTGATTCACAAGTATATTTAGAGTCTAGTGATGCTGTCGGAAATGCAATGTACATACAGTTACAAGAGACTAATGGAGTTAAATTTGGAAATTCTAAGGTTCCTGTTTATTCTTATAATTTCCCAACAGCAGATGGTCTTGCAGGTCAGGGCCTTGTTAATGATGGAGGAAATAATATTAATTGGGAAGATTCTATAAATGTTGTTAGTACTGCAATAAATTATACAGCAAATCATAAAGAAGTTGTTTTAGTAACTACTGGTGCAACAGATAAAGATATAACATTACCATTAGCAGCAAGACCAAATCAACAAATAACTATTAAAAAAATTGATCCTGGTGCAGGAGTTGTTCATGTATTAGGTAATGGAGTTGAGACAATAGACGGTGTAAATGATCAACCATTGAATTCACAATATAATGCAATCACAGTTATAAGTAATGGAACTGAATGGTTTATTATATCAAATTTTTAAAATAATAAAATAATAATAAAATATTAATAATATTAAAATTCAAAATTATGTCAAGTAACAAATTATTTATCGACAGAAGAACAGCAGTAACAGGAGCAAAGTCCAAAATACTTATGGATAATCCAGTTGCAGTGCATACTTTTGTACTTCAATTATTACAAGCTTTACCTGAATATGTAGACGACGCAGCTGCAGGCACTGCAGGAATAACTACCGGTCAATTATATAAAAACTCAACTGATAATACAATATCATACAAAATATAATAAATCATGGCAGGACCTAGACTTGGACTTCCTGGTAGAACGGGTTCGTCTAATAAAAACACGGAATTAGGAGCTTTAAACGCAATAGTTAAGAAATTAATAGAATTAAAAAATATTAATTTAAACACTAATTCTAAAAGCAACTTAGAAAAACTTGAAACTCAAGCTAATGATTTAGTTACTACTTATGTATGGCTTGATGGTGGAGCATCAGATCAAAGACCTGATACTATAACATACAGTTCTTCGCAATTAGGACTTACTGTTATTAAAACTTTTACTTATAATGGTGGCGCAGGTACTTATCATGTAGCTACAATAACTTTATCATAATATGGCTTTAAAATATAATCCTTTATTAGAAGATAATTTCCAAGAGCTTAATCCTGCGGGCCCAGGTGGTGGTGAAGATTTAGCTGCTACTCTTGTATTAGGTAATACCACAGGAGGAAGAGATATTATATTGTCAGGAAGTGGTCTAACTGCTGATACAATTATAGCTGCAGGAACTACCCATTCTATAAATTTAAATGGACCTTTTGGAGGATGGTCAATTTCTTCAGATAATACAGCTTATGGAGAATCTTGGATATATGGTGATGCAACAACAGCACAAATTGGTTGGGGTGCAGCTGGTATATTAAGTGCATACTCCACAGGAATAGATATACAAAGTAATCAAAGTGGTGATAAATCAGGGGTTGTTATTAATGGTGATAGAGTTGCAGCGATAGCAGATGCAAATCTTTTAGTTCTTAGTACATTTAAAATACAAGATAATAGTGTTACTGATGCTGGATTTGTTTCAGAAACTGATAAAGCTATTGGTATAGGAACGGGTGCAGCAGGAGTAGGTCTTAATTCTTTCATTGGCGCAGGATTGGACAATGTTGTTATTGTTTCTGGAGTAGGTATAACTGCTAAGACAGCAGGTACTCTTTATACTAATCAAATAAGTTTACAGCCAAGTGGCAATACATTTGATGGGTTATTAGTACCACCTGCTTTAAGTGGAGATCAAACTTATACATTTCAAGATGCAAGTGGAACAGTTGCTTTTCTTTCTGATATTGCAGGAGGTTCATATGTACAAACGGCAACTTTAACAACTGCAGCGCAAACAACATTAACATCTTCTAAAGCTATAACAAACAATTCAGTTCAGTCTTTTGTTACAAGGATTACTGCTATTAAAACATCAACGGGCGATGTTTGGTGTCATGAGTTTAGGGGTGCTATAAAGCAATTTTCTGCTGTTACTTCTATTGTTGACACTGTTACGGATGAGTTAATAGCCGAGGATGCAGCCACTTCAGGTTGGTCAGCAGTTTTAGAGGCAGGTACTGGAGTGCTTGACGTAAAGGTAACATCAGGAGATGCATTAGAGATAAAATGGAAATCTGAAACTGTGTTTAGCGAAGTATTGATATGATAATTAAGAATATAAATGTAAAAAATTTAAAGTATCTAAAAGGACAAAAATTACCCTTTGGATTAGTCACAAGTGGACTTGTTTTAAATTTAGATGGTTTTTATAGTTCATCGTTAGCAGGAGGTAATAACACATGGAGTGACCTTACAGGTAACAACTATGATGGCACTATGCTTAATGGTACTTCTTATACTACAGATAAAGGTGGGGGAGTAGCTTTTGATGGTTTAGATGATACTATTGACTTAGGGAACATACTTAATGGAGTAATAGGAGGGACAAGTCCTACTTATACAATTCAAACTTGGATAAAGTTTGATACATTAGCAGACGATGTTCCATATACTTTCTTTTCAAAATTTGGTTCCGGAAACAACAGGCAGCTCCTTATGTTAGTAAGAAACATTACAGCAGAAAGCTATGGAGGAATAAGAATAGAACATATTCCTTACACATCCCCAGGTCTTATTGGTGGATTCCCACAAACAAGACTTGTAAGAAGTGATGGAGATATTATAGAGGCAAATAAAATACATAATTTAACTATTTGTTTTGATGGCTCTATAAATACAAACGATGGGCTAGATAGACCAACATTTTACATTGATGGCAAACTGCAAAGTAATGTAATAGTTATAAGTTATGGAGCTTTAACAAATACATTTCAAACTACATCTATGAAAGTTGCACTTAATGGGTGGATAGGAACAGGAACAGTACCGTTATTTCAATTTCCTGGAACAACTTATCAAACATTAGTATATGATAGAGTGTTAACACAAGAAGAAGTAACACAGAATATTAACACATTAAATGGTAGATACGATGTCACATAGTTATGAAAATAGAGATTCTATCATATTCAATATTAGTGAATTATCAAAAATAGATTTTTCTCAGGTTTATGAAACAGAAGATGTTAGAAGGTCGGTAGATCAAACTAAAGCATTTGTAAAGTGGAAGCACGGTAATCCTCCAGACTTTCTTGATGATTTAATAACAAAAGAAGGTCCATATACATATGAAGAAATGATGGCAATAATGTTAACAGAAGAATGGAACGATCCATTTATAGTATAAAATAAAAAACAATGGGATTAAGAACGATATTAAAAACAGCAGGACACTGGTTAAAAGGTTCTATATTAAAAGTTGATTCTGAAATACAATTTGATGCAACTTCCAACCCTGAGATAGATTCTACGGGTGGCAACTTTGTATGGAATACACAAACTTCAAACGCTAATTCTTGGAAATTACGTGATCCTGGAACTACAGAAGAAATATTAATAACTGATACATTAGCAAAGACATTTACACTTCATCCTAATTATACTGCCAGTGGGTTTGGAGGAGTATTTACTCCTACAATTAATGGTGTAAATGTAGTAGAGATTGCTCAAGAATCAGATTTTGGAACTGCCGTAGGGAGTGTTATTACATTAGCAGCTAACACAACTTATTTTATTAGGGGTAATGTTAATTGTTCTAATAGACTGTTAATAAATGGGGATAACATAGCCATTCTTGGTTGGGATAGAGACAAAGATGGTTTAACATACACAAGTAGTGGAGGTGATTTCATAACAGTTGATAATGTCAACTGTGAGTTTTCAAATTTAAAGTTTTCTTCTACAAATGTCACAGGAGGAGAGGTTGTATTAAGAGCAGACAACCATAATTACGGTGTAGGGTTTAATGATGGCAGAGATAAGGTACTTACTATTGTCAACTGCCAATTTAGGAATTGCTATGATGTTTGGCATATTGAAGGGTTTGATTTGGTAGATATTCAAAACACTTTAGTTTGGTATGTTCAAGCTACTGTAATGGGGTGTCATTTCCAAAATAATTCTAAACTTCAGTTATCAAGTTGCGAGTTTGTAAGGTGGTTTGATGAAACAAGTATTCCTACGCCAAGTGGGTGGGCATTAACTCCTCTTATAGAATTACGCCCTAATGGTGCAGGTAATGGTTTTGGAGCAGTTAATATTTCAGGTTGTTTATTTCATCCTCAACAAACACAAGACGGAATAAAAATAGATAATACTACAACAATAGGTTTTGGAACTATATCTGCAAATACAGGTATAGATGTAGGGTTGACAACCGGTGCTGTTACAAGTATTGATTATGACATTCAGAACACTACAATTATTCAAGCCAATCAAGGTATTGGTAATGGAAATGCTAAGGCAACTCTGTCTATTGTAGGAAACTTAAATGATTTAGACACAGGAACTACAAACCCTCAAGTTTTAGCGGCAGCTAATGTAACAACAGGTGCTTTTACAAATACACCAACATTTCCTCTTGTTACGAGGGTGATAACAAGTGCTGCAAATTGCTCACTTACTTATGACTCAAAGGTAGATGCAAATTTCATGGTAGTTGTTACAGCGACAGTTGAAATGTCGGGTGATGGATTTATAGCTTGTAGGTTGCGTTCTAATGGAACAGCTATTCCTTATGCAATAGGTTATCCCGAAATAAGACAAGGTAGGGCACAATCTTTTACATTCAGTGTTATAGGTCAAGCTACCTTTGGAGATGTATTTGATGTAGAATTTGAATCCTTTAATACGGGAGGAACTTCTACCCCTAAGGATATTTTAGTAAGAGAATTTGTATTAAATGGATATCAATTTTAACAACCCTTATTAATAACAAATTTAGATTTTTAGACTAATGAATTTAAAAATTAAATAAATTTACTCTTGATAAAAAGATTAAAAAAATCGAAAAAAATATAATATGTTTAATTTAGATATTGCAGATTTTTTAGCTACAGGAGGATTATTATTTACAGGGACAGATATTACTGCAATAGATTCTATTATAAAAATAATTAGTAATTTTGGAGTTGTTGCAGCGCTAACTTTGTTTTACAAAAGATATTTTAAATGAGTAATGCCACAGTTACATTAATTAATGTGTCTAAACCATATGAAAATATATTTATAAAAGAATTAAATATAAATGTATCATATGGTGGAGATTTTATTGTCACTAATAATTTTACTTTTGATCAAATATCTTCTGCAAACTCATTAGCAGATGCAATACAGAATGACAAGATATTAATTAAAATAAATGATAACTTACAGTCTAAAGCAGATTCTATACTATATGTAACTACGCCTGCTCCTCCAGGTTCTGGAGAAGTAAATACAGCTAGTAATGTTGGTGGTGGTGCTGGAGTCTTCAAGCAAAAGACAGGCGTTGATTTAGAATTTAGAAGTTTATCATCTGCAGATTTTGATATTACAGAAGGTACTGATGAAATAGAAATTCAAGCACAACCTCAACTTATAACAAATTACGCTAGTATAACACCTATTGCAGGAATGAAAGTTTTACTAGAAAATAGTGGAACTTTAAGAAGTACAGATGTAGCTAATTTTTTAGCTAGTACGCCAATGGTAGATGATGCTATAGCAAGAGATGCAGCTTACCCAAGTCCTACAAATAATTTTCAAGTATTTAATAAAAGACAAGGATTAATAGAGACATATAATAGCGGATATGATTTGTGGATCAGTGTGGCAATGAACATATGTGTAGAAGATACTACTGTGCAAACAGTTGCTGTACAAAAGGTAGTATTTATAACTACAACTGCTGCAACTATTGGCGGTGTTGAGTTTCCTGTTTTAAATTATATATCATCAACGGGAGAGAGAAATGTTACTCAAGGTGTTGTTACAAGAAGGGGTGCAGCAACAGGCAATCCAAATGAGACATATGTAGCAGTGCATCACTTTGGTATATACTATGTTGACTATAGTGCTGCCATAACAATAGGTTATAATGTATATCCTAATACGGCAGGAGCAGGTGATGTTATTGGGGCAGCATTTGCTCAATCGGGTACAATAGGGCAAGCCATAGAGAATAGTGGTAGTAATCCTAGTTTTCCTAGCTCTGTATTAGTTAGTTTACAAAATAGAAGATAATGAATTACAATAGCGAAAATTACTCTGTTCAGATTATTCCTCTTATAGAAGGAACTTATTTCTTAGGTGAAATGGTTACTAAGGATACAAATTATTATATAGCTAAAGACTATATTAATAATACCAACATAGAAAGCTATGAAGATAGTTTAACTACTGACATATCTAATAGTATATTACAAGTAACTAAAAACCTTAGAATAGAGCAGATACAAAAAGAAGATGATAAGAATCTTATTAACGTTTTTGAGTATCCATTAGATTCAGGTAATACTTTTAATATATCAAGAACTCAATTTAGCTACTATAATTCTATGATGATTTTCAAAGATAACTTTACATATCCTTTTGAGTTTTTAGGGAATAATGGGACGGTATTATTTTTTGAAAATTCAACAGACGTTACTAATTTTGTAGGATCAGCACTTGTTAAACATCAAGAAGTATACAATAATAGATATTTAATATCTATAAACGCAATAAACGAAATAACAATTACAATAACATTAAAAGACGCAATTATAGCGGTCATGAGTATTGAATATTAAATAATATTTAAAAATATAAAAAACTAAACATATTAATGGATTTTACATTATTAATGCAGCGTTTTGCCGAGCAATCTCCCTTAATTATCGGCTGTGGTTTAGCAATTTGGCAACTTCTTAAAATGTATAAAGAAGAAAAAGCTTTATTAAGAATAGAGAGGCAAGAGTGTCAAAAAGAAATTAAAGGGCTTATTGAACGTCATACAGTAGAATTAAGGGAACTTAATAAATACACAAGAGAGCGTGACTTAGAAACCCAGGAAAGTTTAAATGGAGCTGTTGTTGCAATAGAATCTATACACCAGCTTATTAATAATAAATTTAGATTATTAGACTAAAATTTAATATTATGTTAAAACAAGAAGTAGATCACAATAAAATTCTTGAAGAATTTATTGAAAAACAGAAGAAAAGAATTAAAAAACTTAAGGACAAGTGTAATAAAAATAAATAAATATTTGAAAATAAATAATTACTAAAATTGAAGATTAAAAATAGTAATAATTTAAATGAAAATATTTAGTTAGTTAGTTATAATTTTATTTTCACAGCCTCTAGTAAAATAGAGGCTTTTTCATTTATTATGACCGTTTAGTTAATAATTATGAGTATATTACAACATTATTAACTAACTAATTAACTATATGAAAAATTTTTGTGATTCTCCTAAAACTAATAAATTAAGAAATAAAATTAATAAAACGTTTTCAGGGTTATCTTTTGATGAAGAAACACATACTTATACATTAAACGGAAAACAATTAATTAGCACAACAACTTATTTAAAACGTTTTTCAGAAGCTTTTAATTCATACCATGCATCAGAAGCCAAAGGTAGAAAAAAGTTAAAAGAAAATGCAAATGATAAACGTACAGGACTATATTATAGACAACGTTGGAAATTAATTGGAAGTGAAGCATCCATAATGGGAACTAGAGTTCATTTATTTTCAGAATGTTTTCCTAATTTTGATTATCCTATAGATTGGAGAGAACAAGCAGTTCTTGACTTTTATGAATGGTTACCTGATAATTATGTTGTGTTGTTTTTAGAATTAAGAGTTTATGATGAATCTACATTACATGCAGGAACAGTTGATGGATTGTTATTAAATAAAGATACTGGAAACTTAGTAATATTTGATTGGAAAACAAATAAAAGAAATATAAATGAAGTATATGGTAATAAGAAATTATCGGGAGATTTTTCTAATATGTATAATACAAATTTAAATAAATATACAATTCAATTATCTGATTATGCTAATGTTATTCAAACTAATACTGATCTTAAAGTTGAGGAAAGATGGATAGTTTGGTTGCGTCAAAAACCTGTAAATAAGAAAGATAATGATCGTGGTGATGCATATACTATCAAAAGAGTTAAAGTTGACTTAAATAAGCCAAATTTTAAACTTTATAAAGTTAAAGATGTAACTAAAAAAATAGATAAAAATTATAAAAAGAATAGAGCTGAATTAAAAGAAAAATCCAAACCGGCAAAAGTTGCACAAGGATTGTTCAGTAAAAAGCAAAATACTTACAATAAAACTAAGAAAAAAAGTTTATTTTCAAAGAAATAATAGCATATGTCTAATTTAACTATAGGTGGTATAATTGAT